TAATTCTAAAAAGATTAATATTTCTGCAAAATAGATAAACCCAGCTGGATGTACTAATTTATCGTAAACATATTCCCAATCAGATAAATTCTTACCTGTCTTAATGAGATAACTAAATTTTTGATATCTTAAACTATCTTGTAACTTAATATTGTATGATAGGAATCCTTTGTTATCTAAATATGTTCCTCTTGGTACAAATGCAATTGTTTGATTATCTGATAATGTAACTGGATCAGAAAGTGTAATTGTTGTACCACTAATACCTGATACACGAATATCGTCTGCACGAGTATATAATCCATCAACTACTAATTTAGATGAAAGCCTAATGTTCTCATCAGCTGTATCAATAACCACTGTTGTACTACTTGATACTGCGCCATTGACTACAGATGTAACTTCTGCTGGTTGATCCCAATCTCCAGATGATGGTATTAGTGTTTCATTATATGGGAATTCAACTTCTACTGATTCATTAAAGAGTAATCTAAAAAAGATTTCAATACTATCTGCTGAACCTCGTATTTTATAAAAATCAATAATACGTTTATAAAGATTCCTTTTATTGACTGTAACATCTCTTGGAATAGCTGCAGCAATTTCTTTCTGCATGAGTTCTAAATAATTAGTTTCATTGCGATCAATATCCATCGCGGCTTCAATGTTATTCATGACCCACGATGGACCTGGACCTACCCAGTATTTTACAATTGTTGTCAGTGTCGCTGTATAACCATTATAACCATTTAAGCTTAATACAGTAAATGTTTTACCTATTTCTGATGTTGATTCTGCAAGAGATCCTGGTAATTCATTACCATTTGTAATTGAAACATTAATGTCACTTAATGATATATTTGTTGTTGTACCATTTGGTGCTGTCAGAACGAGTGTTGAATCTGCACCAGTTTCATCTGTAAAGAATCTATTGTTTTCATTGTTTGGGTCTGGTATTCTAAATCTTGCAAGATTATCCAATACAACATCATTAAATATTTCAGTTTCCTGATAAATAAACTCGTCCATATTCATGAACGCATAATAAGCTTCAAGGAATGATTTTAATTTATCTCTATTTTCTAATATCGATGCAGGAATAAGTTGATCAAGACGAAGATCTTCTTTTGTTTCATGTAGAGTTGAATTATCAATTTCTACTATGCCTGATGATATTGAGGTTCTATGTGCCATTATTTAAATCTTGGTGTTGTTCTATATGTAATTGAACCAGATGATCCTGCTACTGCAATTGTATCAACCTCTGGAGTAATAACAACAAAGTTATTATCAATTGCAATTAATTGATCACGCTTTGGAGCAAGATCAAGTGAATTAGGTAATATGGTTATTTTAATTCTATTTGTATTATTTGGTCTAAAGTTATTTAATGTTACTTTACCAAGTGTAGGCTCTAATAATCCAGCATCATTAATAACAGTAACATTTTGTCCACTTACAACTTTATAAACAATGACTCTACGATTTACTGAACCTGCAATTGGAATATCTCCAAAGAAATGTTCTGTATTTGGATCAGTTGCTAAGCCAAAGGCTGTTGATGTAAGTATAAAGCTGGTTGAAAGACCAGATTGATAGAATGGAGCAACAAAAGTTTTTGTATGATTTTGTAACTCGACAACACTATTCGTATCAACGGTGGGTGTGATATATTGAAACATTCTTGGTCTTACAACAGTGTTTAGTATTGATGGATCACTATTATCAATTGCTCTTGTCAATTGAGAATGTCTAAACACACCATCGAATTTGTTTAGGTTATTAAAGTTATAATCTGAAATTGTATCTCTTACAACTGATTGTAATTCAACAGATGATCGATCTGTTAGGTTTGGATTATATTTAAAGAATGCATCAATTTCTAAATATGTAAAGTTTGGATCAACAATTTGTGGTGTAATTGATACTACATTCTTTCCTTTTAATATTGCACCAGTAATATCTGTTTTTTCAGCTGTGGTTAATGTTTCTGATAATAAAGGTTTTATCGCAATATAAACTCTGCCATAATCTGGTGGATCATTATCTTCTCCACCCCATGTTGATATTGAATCAATATTACTAAATTCCTTTTTAATAATTGCAGAATAATCTTCTGATGTAACAGCTCTGTTTTGTGTTGTAAATGTAAGTGGTGCATTAAATCGTATTGATTCTAATGTTTCTGCCTCTACTCCACCAGCTGCTTTTACGGCTGTAGTAACTGTAATATTTGAGTATCCACCAATATTATCTACCATAGAGAATGTATTTGCACCATTAGATTCTTCTCCTTCAGTAATTACATAATCAATTGTTACAATATTATTATTGGTTGGTTTATATCCTGTTACACCATCTCCAAAATATACTTCATAATATCCAGCTGCATTCTCTTGTAAGTAATAAACCTTACTTGATGCATCAACATTTTTTAATGATTCAAATTTAGTGTATATATCAAATCCAGTTGATTCTTCGTTCGCCTGTACACGTACACGAAGAGAAGATGTGTCTGCATTAAAATCTGAAAGTTGAAATTTTTGATTCTCTATATCATTATCAACACGATATTTTAATGTTCTTACTGTACCTTCTAAAATTACTACATTTGAGAATGTATATGTATTTCCTACCAATGTTGCTTGTTGTGTTTCTAATACTACATATTGAAACTCTTCGCCTTCAACTACTGTTTTTAATTTTGTTCCTCTTGGTAAAGAAAGAACCGAAGGTTTTGTACCTACTTCAGATGATACATCAACAACTAAATTAACTTGAGCTCTTGGTGATAATACAGATCTTGGAACATATCCTAATAGTTTTGCTCTTGTTACTACATTACCTCTAATTTGAGCTGAATCAAGAAATGCTTCATTAAGTGAGTAATGAGCATTCATGGCATTATAATGTGTGTTATAAGCTAAAACATCTAACAATACACTTAATCCTGATCCATCAAAATCATAGTCATTAAATTGAGATTGTTGTTTTAAATAATTTTTAAGATTTTGCTTAATATCTGCAAAATCTAATTCTGTAACTTTTAAATTTGTTGCCATTATCGTAACCTTCTTAATTCTATTTCAACAGCACTCGCTGTATCATTTTCTTTTATTCTAAATTTTACTAATATATTATATGAATTTTGATCTGGAAGATCAGTTATAGTAATACTAGTTGTTGCAATCCTTGGCTCATATTTAATTAATACATCTCTAATACTATTTCTTAAAAGGATATTAGTTAATATACTTGCAGGTTCGAACAATAGTCCAACCAAGTTTGCGCCTAAATCATCTTGAAATGGTCTTTCATAAAAATTGCTTACTAATAAATTTTTAACTGCATTCTTTATTGCTGCATCATCCTTTAAAGGTATTATATCTTTTCGTATTGGATGTATCTTTAAAGATAAATCTAAATCTCTCCAAGCTTTTTTCTTAGACACTACTGAAGCTTGTTCTAATTTACCTGATATTCTTTTATCGCCTGTATATAATCCTGCCATATATGTATTTATACTCTTTAACTACCTTCTTCTTCAACTGTTGTGTTTGGAAGAGGACTTTCTGTTGTATTAATTAATGTTTGCACTGATTCTGGTAAATCTATTGTTTTTGGAAATCCTACTAATGTAAGGAAATCACAAAAATCAAAGGTAATCCATTGTGTAAGTGCACCCAATCCTATTGCATCAAAGAATGAAGTAACCTTTTGCATCCATTTTTTAATAAGATATGTCTGCCATTCTTCTGTAAATTCTCTTGCTCTTTTTAACAAAGCTTCTTTTTGAAACTCAGGAATCTCTACATTATAATCAAACTCACCACCCATAAGATCTAATAAACTAAATCCAAATATATTTACTTGCTTTAATTCTTCTAATGTTTTATCTCTTATTAAAGCTTCTAAATCTATTTCTTGTAATCCTGGAAATCCAGGTAAACCAAGTGCATCCCATATCTCATCAAATAAATCTATAACACCAGTAAATCCACCACTTAAAAGTAGATTCATTTTCTTAGCAACTTCAGTACGTAAATAATTTCTTATTGATTCTTTTTTAAGGTCTGCAGAATCAAACTTATTCCAAACTTTATATTCATCTGGTATTAAGTCATATATACTATCAACTTCATCTAATGATATATTATCTAAAACACTATTTGGATTTGCTAAAAAATCTAATATATCAATAGAAATTCCTAATATGGTTACATTAAAATCTATTGAAAAAACACTATTAATTAATTCTAATATTTTCTGCTGAACATACATTGGATATTCTGCAGATAAACGAGTTATCATGATTTCCCATTCTAACTCTGGTATTTCAATCTTTTCCCAATTAGGATCGTAAATATCTAATAAAGATCTTATTTCTTCTAATTTATCTTTTAAGCTATCAATCTCATAGCGATATGCATGAGAAGCTAAACCACCAAATAAATTTCTTAAATTAGCTGGTGTAGGTAAAAGTACGCTAGGGCATTCTAAAGCTGGCAATGTAATACTTGGTACTGACATTACAATATAACAGTTCTAACAACTGATTTTATTTCTATAGTACCATCGCTCTTCATTTTAATATGAGAATCTTTTTTACCGTGAGTAATTCTTATTTCTTCACTATTAGATGTATTATCGATTTCAATTAAATGACCTGCTTTTGATTTGTATACTTTATTTGTTGTTGATGCCTGAGAGGGTATATCTCTTGTTCCATCAGTTTGAGTTGCAATTGAACCCATAACTATAGGATCTTGAGCACTGGGTCCGTCTCTAAAAAATCCTACTACCCATGAACCAACTTCTAAATGGTGATTGGCTCCATTACCTTGTAATGATGCTGAAGTTACTGGCATCATTACTGTAGCCCAAGGTAAATCATCAACCTCAATATCTAAATCATAAAAACCAAAACATCTTACTTTTACTCGATTTAATCGTAAAGGGTCATCAATATCTTCAATCATTCCAGTAAACCATACAAAAACACCGTCTTTGTATTGATCTGCGTTTCTTCCTATCATAATATCTCCTATCTATTCCTTAAAATAAATGAATCTTTTTTCAAAGCAACTGACATTGTATACCCATTAGCACCAAATTGATGCTTAATAGCTGTTACTAAATGTTTTCCTGATAATATATCATCTTCTATATTTTTATTATTTTCTAATTCTATTGAAACATCATCATTTTTTAATAGTTGTAAATTTACAATTGTTCCACAAGTAAGATCAAAATCACCTGCAATTACAATTTCTTGTTTTAATGTATCTAAATTATGTTTACGTCCTTCTGCTTCTAATATAGACATGTCTGTTGGATTATGATAATTCTTTAAAGCATTTGCAAAATATGTATTACTATACGCTAAATTATTATATGAAATATAATAATGTTTTACAGCTCTAAAGTCAAGTAATTGTTCATCATTAATTGTCATTGTAGGATTTATAGGTGAAGAATTATTTAAAGTTTTATTACCATCAAAAGTATATTCCCATTCATTTTTAAATCTACCACCAGTTAAAACTGATTGTATTTTTGATTTATTAGATATATCAATTTTATTTAATACACTTTTAAAAGCTCCCTTAGCGCCTGCATTTAATTTAGAAACATTTAAATTAGATTTAATTTGAAATATTTTATTTTTTTCTTCGTTAAAAGCTTCATCAATTGGAGCATCTGCTGAAATTGAAGTTCCTAACATAGGAAAATTGTTATACGTTCTATGAGGATTATTTTTATAGGTATCAAGAATTTTTTTATAAGAAGTAAATATTAATCCAAATTGAGGTGATTCATAAAAATAAAAAGGCGTACCATTATCAAAAGCATTTCTTAATAACCAACTTATACCACTTAATGGTTGAATATACGGATATATACCTTTTATATTTTCTGCAGCAGCTTCAACAGTTAAATTAGAGTTTAAATCAGATTCTACAATACTACGAATTAAATCTGCTATATTACCATTAAAAGATCTTGATAATAATTTTTTATTATTTAAATAAACATGTTTTGACACACATTCTAATGTATAAGCAACTTCTGATGGTCTAGTTCTAGAATAATCTTTAATTTCCATAACAAATAAATCTAATTGATAGCCTTTTAATCTAGAACCACTATTAAAAGGTTCTCTTCTACTAATCTTTAATTTTATTTGTTCATTTCCACTTAATCGTAAATCATTTATAAGTCCAATATTATCTTTTAAAAAAATTTCAACAGAAATACCTGATTGATATATGCTTTCATTTATAAAAATATTTTGTAATAAGTCTTGAAGATTTATTTGTTCGCCAGAATTTGTATACAAAAATATTTCATTTATAATAAACGCTTTAGGAGTAGGTGCAATAGAATTTGCATTTTCAAGACTATAATTAAACATTTAAAAATTCTTCGAATTTATTTACAAAAGTTCCTATATAATTTGGATCAATATATCTGATTTTAGATCGTTCTTCATTGAGTTCAAATTCATGTGTACGATATGTCACATACGAAAGTTGATAATCAAACTCACCACCTGATATATGTAAATCATTTGTTACTGGTTTTTTATCGCCATCATCTGTGCGATAATAAAAATATGGAGCATCTGCAAATTGAAAAACACGATATGTTGAAACACTATCGCCAGATGTCTGTCCTACGATTAATTCAGTTGTATTGTTTGCAAGTGTAGGATCACCAATAAAAGCTCCACCAGTTACATTTTGAATCACAATTTGATTCATGTCAATATTCTTTTTTGTAAATGTACCAGTAGCTCCTGATGTCGCACCCACCATTGTTTCACCAAGTGTAAATCTACCAGCAAGACTATTACGATGATCAGTAATAATACCATCAGTATTTCTTACAATAACAGGATTTGTTTCAATAACATAACCTTCATATTCGTGTTGCATATAATCAAATAATTGTTCCTGACTCATTGGCCATGCTCTATAACCATCATGTAAAAAATCATTAATGACAAAAAAGGTCCAATAATACTGTGATGAACCATATAATCTTTTAGAAACAATGTCAGGTCTTTCACCATTTTTTATATTATACCATTTATAAGCTGAATAACTATCTACAAAAGAAGGCAATGGTCTTATAGATCTAAATATGTCAACCATCTTTTGGTTAATACCTGATCTATTAAAATCGTAGTCTATTGTAGGAAATTGTCTAAAAAAACTCATTAATTTTTACTCCTAAAAAAATCCTTCACGCTCTATTACTGTATCATCATTTTCAAATAAATCGTCTCGAACTAATGTTCTCTCTTCTTGGAATGAAAGAGCTAAAGATACCTCAATAGGAGCTCCTGATCCTTTAAATACTGAATTTGTTGATTCATTAAAAGTAGATTCTAAACTTGTTAAATAACACGGTTTAATATTTGGCATATATGTATTTTTTCTACCATCAAGTGTATAAAAAGTAATATAAAACAATGGTGGATAAGTTAACGCAAACTCACCACTTCTTTTTGGATATAAAAATTTTCTAAATGTTTTTTCAATTTTTGTAGCCATTTCTGATTCTTCTTTATTTTGAGCAACTAATTTAAAATTAAAACTAAAAGCTCTTACATTAACTCCTTCAAAAGCCTGTCTTGTATTTGGATTTAATGCTACTCCAGAAATAACACCTGCTTTACTTCGAATATCTAACTTTCCACCTGAACCAGTTACAGCATTTCGAGTAAGTAACGCACCTGCTAATATATCTTGTCTTGAAAAATTTGATCGATTATTAGTAATATTTGCTATAGCTTCTAGACCTCCAGATAAAGCACCAAAATCAAAATTAGTATAATTTGCACCATCATTGACAGCTACACCTGGTGGTTGTTGTAAAAAAATATCGACTTGTTCAGTTCCTACATTTTGTTTAATTGCAATATGAATAAATGGGTATCCTGTTGTTTCAGTACCTTCATTTAAATCACTTGGAAAATAATATGTTTGTCTACTACTAATTCCTACACGCTCACCTGAAGCTCCTGCTGTAAGAGCTTTGTCTGTATCAGATAGCCAATCAGACCATGATCTACTTTCAGTGCCAACATTTCCTTGAGATATTAATTGCCTATCACGTTCAGCCATAGCTCTAGTATATAATCTTCCAGTAACACCTGCGCCTTCTATTTCAGCCATAGTATTTTTCCTTATAAATAAAATTAAACTATAGGTTTATTTATATGAGTTATAAAGGTAGATATACAATTAAGAACCCAGAAAAGTATGCTGGGGATGCTAAAAAGGTGATATATCGTTCTTTATGGGAACGAAATACATTTCGATGGTGTGAAAACAATCCAAAGGTAAAACTTTGGAACTCAGAAGAGGTAGTAGTACCTTACATTTCATCAATTGATAAAAAACTACATAGATATTATGTTGATTTATTAATTCAAATGGATAATAAAAAAACATATCTTATTGAAATTAAACCTAAAAAAGAAACTCAACCTCCTCAGTCTAGGTCACGTAAGACTAAAAAGTTTATCAATGAACAATTAACCTACATTAGAAATAATGAAAAATGGGAAGCAGCTAATAAATTTGCTGAACATAATGGATGGAAATTCCAAGTATGGACAGAAGAAACTTTAAAAAATCTAGGTATCAAAGTACTATAAAATTCTTATAAATAGTTTATATGGCAAGTTTATTTGACACATTACAAGCAAATGCATTTAGAGCTGGAGTACGTTCTAGAACAAAACAATCACAAGAATGGTTTAGAAAAAATGTGACCAATCTTACAGTATCAAGACAAACTTTATTAAAAGATCCAGCATTAGATCGTACAGCTCAAAATGTTCGTGGAAATATGTATATGTATTTCTACGATCCAAAGTATAAGGAAACCTTACCATACTATGATAGATTTCCTTTAACAATTATGATTGATGGAGCACCTGGTGGATTCTATGGTCTCAATCTACATTATTTAGACTATGGAGTAAGAGCTAGATTCTTAGATGATTTAATGGCTTTAGCACCTCAAAAAATGACAAGTAGTACTAGATTAGATAAACTACGATATAGTTTATTAACAAGTGTCAGAAAATATAAAGAATTTAAACCATGTTTTAAACATTATCTTGCAGAACATGTAAGATCTCAATTTGCAAGAGTACCTATGACTGATTGGGAAATTGCAATTTTCTTGCCAGTTGAACAGTTTAAAAAGAAAAGTAAACAAGCTATTTGGACTGATAGTTTAAGGATTGCAAAACAACCATGAGTAGTATTGAAACATTAAAAACAACAATTAGTAGAAAAGGTGGATTAGCTAAAGGTAATCGATTTAATGTTATGTTTACTCCACCAAGACAAACTCTTTTAAATTTAGATGGAGAACGTGTATTTACTTCTTTAATAAGAGGAAACTTTAATCCAAGAAGTTTAATCAATGATCCAAGAGATATATCAATTCTATGTGATTCTGTTTCTATACCAGGAAAACAAATAAGCACATTAGATTATCAATCAGTAAAATATCCAGTGAAAATTCCGTATGGAACTCTTCATGATGATA